AAGCAAGCACCTTATCAGGAGTGTACTGAAAAAGAATATAAAGAACTAATTAAAACAATACCTACCTTAAATTGGTCTAAACTTTCTGAATATGAAAGTATAGATCATACTACTTCCTCACAAGAGCTATCATGCACAGGAAATACCTGTGAAATTCCCTAAAAACAACCTTTATAGAGAAATATTTTAATATGTTACATGGAAAACTAGGTGAACATGGTATATCCGAAGAACTTATAGCATGGTTAGAAGATGTAGTACCTGATAAAGTACCACCTTCTAATTGTACTATAGAAGATGTAAGATATTTGCAAGGACAAAGACATGTAGTAAATTTAATTAAAACTACTTACGATGTCAGTACAGAGACTGAAGATTTTTCTGGTGATTCAATACAAATTTTAACTAAGGTAAAATAAATGAGTTGGTTTTCTGATCATGTTTATGATGCTAGTCATTGGACTAATGATACTGGAAAAGCTAATATAGCCTCTGCTATTAGTGCTCCTCTAGATAAGGCAACATTCGGTATATATTCTAATACTCTCGTGTGGGAGGAAGGAGAGTTTAGTATAGGTGGATTAGGAGGTTCAAATTTAATGGGTGGTTCCCTCGGTGAAGGTTTGTATGCATTAGATGATTTTGTTAATAGGGACTTTCCTAATTTTTTAAAATTTCCTGCCGATAGTCTGTCTGCAAACGAAGAAGGAGATGGATCTTTAAACCAGTTTAGACAAAATTGGAGAAGTTACTGGACACAAAAAAGGGAAGAATGGAATGAGTTTAGGGATGATTATGCTCTGAGTCAGGTTCCTTTCCATAGTGCGGCTGGTGCTGAAGAAGATGATACTACGGAAGCTTCAGTAAAAGGCCCAGGAAAGATGCGTGGTAGAGATCCAGAAATGGCATTTAATGAAGGTGTAAAAGGATATGGTAGAAGCTCACTAAAAATAGGAAAAGGTGGTGGAGGAGGCTCAAGAATTGGTGGAAAATTTGATACTTATAAATCTGGTAGATATTCTATGCCAAGTTAAACAAATTAGAAGGAAGGAAATAAAATGGAACTAGATAGAAATTTAGTAGATGTTATAGCTAGAGTAATGGCTATACCTGTTGAAGAAATTACACCAGATAAAGATATGATAGATGATCTGGGAATGGATTCAATGGATTTGATTGATGTGATAAATCAGACTGATGAATTCACAGGATTAAACCGAATGGAACTAAATGATTTTAGTGAATGCAGAACTGTTCAAGACTTTTCGGATAGGTTCACAGAGTTGTTGGCAGAATCAGTCCCTCAAGGCTGATGAACTTCTAAAATTTTTCAGAAGAGAGGCAACTGATAAGATTATTCCTACCAGACCTGAAGATAAAGCTATTAATTTTTATCAAACAGCTATTTTGGATACGAATCAATATGTATGTTTAGGACAAGGAGATGATATTAATATTTTTTGGAGTTGGTTATGGGTTACTTCAAAGGAAGAAGGTTTAAAAACTGTAGGAAGTTGGGATATTCCTAAACAAAATTATAATTCCGAATCTATTTATGTACCTACTTTATGTATAAGTAGGAAATACAGAAATAAAATAAACTGGCTAAAATATGTAAAAGATCTTTTACCTACACATAAAGAACTTTTTTTTAAAAGAGCAAAATAATATGAAAATATATACGGAAGTAAATTATGATTTAATAAATGATTGTCTTGTTGAAAGTGATTCTAAATCTTATGAATATGAAGGTGAAGTACTTTTCTGTGGTTCAACTGGTGGACAAGTTGAAGATGTTGTTGAAGAAGCTGTTACCATGGTTGATGAAGGTGGAGGTAAAGAAGAAGAAGAAGAAGAAGAGGAAGAACTTGACCCTGACGATCCTGCTTTTGTTCCAGGTAAAGGGTTTGCTCAAAGAGTAAAAGGGTACGATCCATTTTTAAAGATTCAAAAACAAACAAAAGGAGTTCAAGGTCAGTTTACTAGAGGTTCATTAAGAGTAAATAGACCATCATAATGGAAACAATTAGTGTAGATTCAGAATATCAAGATAAGGCAGGGTATGCTCACGGAATATATACCACTCTATCTGCTGATCGTTCATCTTTTCTTGACAGGGCAAGGACTGCTTCCCAAATTACCATCCCTTCCTTACTACCTGAACAAGGACATACAGGTGCAAGTATCCTACCTACTCCTTTCCAATCCATAGGAGCAGAAGGTGTAAATAATTTAGCTAGTAAATTACTCCTTTCGCTCCTTCCTCCTAATTCTCCATTCTTCCGTCTAGTTATAAATGATGCAGAATTAGAAGCTTTAGTGTCAGATCAAAAAGGTGAAGTGGAAGAGACATTGGCAAAGATAGAAAGAATGATAACACAGGAGATTGAAGTTCGTGCATTCCGTGTCCCTATTTCAGAAGCTCTAAAACAATTATTGGTTGCGGGAAATGTCTTACTATATCTTACTCCCAAAGATCAGATGAGAGTTTTTAGGTTAGATAGATATGTAGTTAAACGAGATTCAATGGGAAATGTTTTAAAGATTGTTATAAAGGAATCTCTTTCTCCATTATCTTTACCTGAAAATGCTAAGAAATTACTACCTGAACCAGAACAAGATGAGTTACCTATGGGTAATGTCGATCTTTATACCTGTGTAAAATGGACAGGTAGAAATTGGACAATTCTTCAGGAACTAGAAGGTGAAATTGTACCGGGAAGTGAAGGAACTTATCCTAAAAATAAAAGTCCTTTTCTAGCTCTACGTTTTACACATATAGATGGTGAAGATTATGGTAGAGGATTTGTAGAGGAATACATTGGAGATTTAAAATCCTTAGAGACCTTGACTAAAGCTATAGTAGAAGGAAGTGCTGCTGCTGCAAAGGTTCTATTTCTAGTTAGACCTAATGGTACTACTAGAATTAAAACTTTGGCAGATTCTCCTAATGGTGCAATAGTAAGTGGAGATGATCAAGATGTATCTACTTTACAACTTCAGAAATCGGCAGACTTTCGTGTTGCCCAAGAGACAATACGAACTTTATCGGAACGTCTGTCTCGTGTATTTCTCATGAATTCTTCTGTCAGGAGAGATGCGGAAAGAGTAACAGCAGAAGAAATAAGAATTGCATATCAAGAATTAGAAATAGCTCTAGGTGGAGTTTATTCTATTTTATCTCAAGAATTTCAATTGCCCTTGGTACAACTTCTCATGCACAAAATGCAGAAAGAGAAAAAATTACCCAAGTTTCCTGACGAATCTTTAAAACCTCTAATTGTCACAGGTGTTGAGGCACTTGGACGAGGACAAGACTTAAATGAACTAGCAGGTTTCTTGCAGCATTTAGCTCCTCTTGGGTCTGAGACAGCCATAAGAGAATTAAATGTTAATGAGTATATATCTCGACTAGCGGCTTCCCTCGGAATTGATACCGAAGGGCTTTTGAAAACTGATGAACAGAAACAACAAGAACAACAAGCAATGATGAAACAACAGGAACAACTAGAGGAACGACAAATGATGGGTAAAGTAATAGGTGACGTAGCTCCTGAAATGGCTAAAAATGCAATGCAACAACCACAACAATAATAGGAAGGTACAATATGGCAGATACAAAAGAAGTAAATACATTTGAAGAAGAAGCTCCTGAAAGTCAGGAACATATAAAGGAGATGATAGATAAGGCCGAGAGAGTTCAGAGTGTTCCTAGAGATGACGGAAAACCTACATGGTTACCAGATAAATTTGAAAGTCCAGAAGATATGGCAGAAGCTTATGCCCAACTGGAACAGAAATTATCTTCTCAGGACACTCAACAAGTTAAAAAGACAGAAGAAAAACCTGCTCCTATAGCTTCCCAAGAACAAGTAAGTGAAGCTCTTACCAAGCAAGGTATAGATTTTGAGAAATATGCTCGTGAGTATGGAGAAGAAGGAGCATTAAGTGAGAGATCTTATGAAGAACTTGCAGATAAAGGGATGACTCAGGATGTTGTTAATACATGGATAACAGGACAACAAGCTATTGCAGATAAGGTACTAAATCAGGCTTATGATGCAGTAGGAGGAACTGAAGAATATGAATCACTTGTTAAATGGGCAAGTACTTCATTGAATGATAAAGAAATAGATTCTTTTAATCGTGCTATAGAAGCTCCTAATTCAGATGATGTAGTCTTCGCAATTAAATCTTTAAATGCAAGACGATCAATGGAAGATGGACAAGCACCAACACTTTTGCAGGGTGATACAGGTGGAACAGGAGTAGATTCCTTTAAGTCAGTAGCTCAATTGACAAAGGCTATGAATGATCCACGTTATAGTAATGATCCTGCCTACAGGGATGAAGTGACACAGAAGTTGTCACAGTCATCCATTATGTAACACTCCAAAAATACTACTACAAAGTAAATTTTAGCCCATTGCGGTGGATAACTTTGATTGAAAAGTACTGTGGTTATAAACGGAGATTTTTATAATCAAATTGCTGGCAATTCAGTTCAGCTTTAACTTTAATCAAAGGAA